AGCTCCCTTGTTTTTCGGCTGTTGTGTACTGCCTGCTGCCCCGTTCGATGATGCTCAATGCATAGGTCTACTTTTAACCCGTTTTCTTCAGATATCGCTCTTTGTCCTGCCCCGAACAGGATATGATGCTCTTCCGTCTGCTTTACGGAATAGTCGCCGTTTAACCGGGCGCATAAGTAGCAAATGCCCTTTTGACTGTTTAAAATGCTTTTTTTGTGGATTTTCCGTTTTTTCTTCTTTCTCGGCTTCGGGAAAGCCATGTCCGAATAGTCAATGCTCATCTTCCGTCTCCTGTGTGTATAACTCATGAGTCCCGTTTAGGATCTTTAGTTCTTCCAGTGATCGAAATGAGAACCCCATCTGCTGAAGTAATCTATAGAAGTCTCTTAGGCATTTCATCCCTTTTTCGTAGTGTCCGTAATAGTCAGTTGCTTCGTACGGCTCTGCCGTCCGGGTCAAGAGGATCAGCATTTGCTTTTCTTGGCTTATTTCTGCAAATTCTTTTTCGATCCGTTCTTTTTCCTCTTCTTTCGCTTCGTACGCGTTTTCGATCCCGTAAAATCCATACACCGCGTTCATGTGTGCTACGCTTCCACCGCTCACTATCTGGTTTATCATGATCTTCCAGCCTGTTTCTTTTACGTTGACTTCTTTTGGTATCGTGATTTTTCCTGACACAAGTTCTTTGATAAAATCGTCTCTTTCCCTTCTCATTCTTTTCAGGATTTCCGTTATTTTTCTTTTGTTTTCCTTGATTTTCTCCGTTTTCTTTTCCTGTTCCGTTTTTTCCCGCTCTTTTTGTATTACTTTTTTTTACTACATAGATCCTATCGTAGTATTGATAATAATAGAGCTGATCTTTTGTGTCTTGCAGATCGATTTTTGTTTGATCCTCCCACTGTGATAGATCAATATTTGTTATCTCTTTCCATTTTCCGGTCCATCTTTCTTCTTTCGCTCTTTTCGGCGCGGCTTTTACTCCTTTTTCTTCCAGTATTTCAATCACTATTTGAGCGTTTTTCTTTATTTTTTCTTCTTTCACGGCCTGTTTTGCTTTCCATGCGATTTCGCGTGACGATACTGCAGTCTTAAGGATTTCATTCCTTTTTTTGATGTCTTGTACCTTCTCCAGCTCGTAAAGGTCCGTTAATGTGAGTTGGAAGTCCTTATTTTTTTCGCGCCTCGTAAGTGTTTCTTGATCCAGTTTTGCAAGATTTAACCTATGTCGTACTGTACTTCTGCTAAATCCGGTCTTTTCCGCGATTGTTGTTTCTGTTTCTCCCAAATCCAACATGAGCTGGAATCCTTGTGCTTGCTCGCTTACTGATAGATCGCTGCGCTGCATGTTTTCCAACAACATCGTTGATATTTGCTCTTTTTCCGTCATTTCCACAACGGAACAGGGCATTGTTTTCAATCCCGCTTTTCTCGCTGCCGTCAGTCTTCGGTTTCCGATCACTACAAGATAGTGGTCTTTTTTGTCCGGGTTTGGTACTACAGTCAAATTTTGCATTACGCCACGAGCTTTTATGCTTTCCGCCAGCTCGTCAATGTCGGTGTATACCTTCCGCACGTTCTGCGGGTGTATGTCTAACTGTTCGATTGCAATATCTTGTATCATATCTGCTCTCCTTTCAGTAATTTTTCCACTTCCCACCAGGTAAACGATCTTTTGATCCCGTAAGGGTTTTCAAAAAGTGCGTGGTGTGGAAACGCTTTTAAAAAGCGCATCCGTTTCTTGATGGCAGTGTGTTTTTCGCTTCTTTCCGGCTGCTGCCGGAAAATCAACGTATATATCTTTCCTTCAACGAGTCTTGGGCGGTTGCCGATGTATTCCCTTGCGTTTTTCGCGCATCTTGCTTCTTTTGTAATTCTCATGGTGTCCTCCTTATGTTAGTTCTTCTCTTAGCAATCCCTGATAATCATTGCTGGCGCAAAAGCGAAATTCCGTTTCGTGTTTCTCCGCTTCCTCAAGGTACATTTTCCATAATTCTTTATTTTGGACTTCCGCGCCTGTGGCTTTTTTCCACTCGGATCGCCGCCACTTCTCCGGCGCTCCTTGTTCTGAAATATTTTTGATATAAGCGTTATCAGTGTGAATTACAACATGACACTGCTCTTTTAATTTTTGTAATGATTTTATGATTGCGATCAGCGTCAATCTGTTGTAAGTAGATTCGCACTCTTTGCCACTCATGACCCGGTATGCTTCTTCTCCGTTTGACCTAGTAAATACTAGGGCGGATGCGTATTTCCCATCTTTTACAATGGGGGATTTTATGGTGGTTTCTATGTAGATATTTACTGTTTTCATTTTAAATCCTCCTGTGGATTCTGATCAGTGTGTATCTGCGGTATCTCATCCCCGTAGCCGGGTTGATCCCCTCGTAACTGTTTGCGATGTAATAGCCTTTTTTGGGTTTTACTTCTTTTTGCCAGCGTACAAGTTTTTGGGATTTCGGTTCGGGTAACGGCATATTTTTCGCATGGTTGTAGCTTGCTTCTTTTAGTCGCGGTTTTCCTTTGCTTCCGTCCGATCGTTTTTCTCTTGTTTTTTCGTTTTTTGTCATATAGTTTGCCAGTTTTGTAAAATCCTCATCGTAAAACCGGCTTTTTTTGATCTGCGTAATATAGATTGCTCCGTGTTCCCATGCATCTTCGATCCATTCTGCCGCCCCTGATGTTTTTTTAATGACTAGATGGATGTGCCATGCACCCTTTGTGCCCCGCTCTATGTTTCTGATCCAGTAAAACGGAGTGTTTGCCTTTTTATATTTCGGACGGAGCTTTCGGAGTGCTTTTTGTAAGTCTTTTAGTGCCACTGTCATGTCTTTCGGTCTTTGCTCGACTTTGTAGGTGTATGTTACAAAGTAGTCTCCTGCATCAAAATATTCGATCAGTAATCGTCTGCATATCTTCGCTCGGTTGGCTTGGTTGACTGCCGCCATCTGTTCCGGCGTCGGTTTCTTTTTCTTTTGCCGTGCCTTTCCTTTTGCTCCATATCTTCCGTCTGGATATTCCTCTACGTCGTAGACGTCTCCGCCCCGTAATTTGTACGTTTTTCTCCGTGTTGCCATCTTTTATCTGTCCTAACTTTAATATCTTTATCGAGGTTTAAAAGCGGGAGTCCCCGCGTGTATCGCTTGACTTCCCGCCTCTTATTTGATACAATATATTTGTCCTAACAAGAGGCGGGAACGCCATCTTTTAAGCGCATCAGTTGCTGTGATGCGCTTTTTTTAATTGATTACATATGTACCGCCGCGCTTTTTTTGCTTTTCGCGCGCATACGCTTCGACTTCCGATCTGGTCATTGTCTTGCACTCTAATGCGTACGGATCTCCCCAGCGGATGATCCACAAAATAACTTCTTCTTTCATTTCATGAGGTGTTTCGCTGCTTCTCTCGCTATTTCTTGTGCTGATTTTTTTATTTCCTCTTCTATTTCTTCTTGCGTCATTGTGGATGTTTTAACTATTTTTTGCATTGACTTTTCTGCGTGTTTTTTTCCGTACTCTTCTTCGAGGATGTTTCTTATTCCTCTTAATATCATGACTGTTTCTGCTTCTAATAATATTAAATTTCCTTTTATTTCCACATTGCCTTTACTGCATTTAATCATCTTTACAAATTCCTTTCTTTCCCGTACAATAATCTTGGTTGTTTATCTATGCGTCCTAGAGGTTGCCGCCTCATTTATGGGCGCTCTTTTGTTCTGTAAACGTCAAAATCTTCGTGATTGCCTATACTTCCCCACGATGTGATCTGATCATGTTTTACAAGTACAACCGCGTTTGCATAATCCTGATCGTATTTCAGGCACCATCCTTCGAGCAGTTCTAAGATGCAGTTCATTTCTTCTTCGGCGTCTTTCTTTATTTCTTCGTTCATTTCTTTGTTCACCTCCTTAGATCGGTCCTGCCTGCAGGATGTAAATAATCACAGCCATCACCGCATTTAACATCACACTATCTTCTTTCATTACTCAACGTATTTTCTATTTCCTACTTCGTTTTCATCCTCTTCGAATCTGAGTTCCATCAGGTCTGCCAGCATCAGGTATTCTTGTGCCTTCTTTGTTTCTCCGTGTGTCTCCCGGATCTTATCCCGGAACTGTGCAAGCGTCCCGTAGAAGCATCCGCACCGCACACCCACGCCGCCATCTTTGAGACGGAAGAAGGTCGTTGTACGGTTGACAGATCCGAAACCGTGAGCGTATGCATAGTCCCCATTGCCGCACACCCGCGCATCGCCGCACACCCGCGCATCGCCGCACACCCGCGCATCGCCGGAAACCTGTGCATCGCCGAAAACCTGTGCATCGCCGGAAACCTGTGCATTGCCGGAAACCCGTGCATTGCCGAAAACCCATGCATCGCCGAAAACCTGTGCATTGCCGAAAACCTGTGCATTGCCGAAAACCTGTGCATTGCCGGAGATCCGTGCATCGTCGGAAACCCATGCATCGCCCATATGACTCAGGTTTTTTTCTTTTTCTATGTATCCTCCCAAATCCCCGGCTTTTACATTGCCAAACTCAATTAACGCTTTAATGCGAAACAGTTTCACGCCGGAAATATCTACAATAAATTCGCTTGTTAGTTTAAACTTCTTCACTTTTCTCATCCTTTCTGTTACAATAATCTTGGTTGTTTAGTTATGCGTCCTAGAGGCTGCCGCCTCTTATGGGCGTTTTTTTTTCTGTAAACGTCAAAGTCTTCTTGGTTGCCTACGCTTCCCCACGATGTGATCTGATCATTTTTTACAAGTACGACCGTATTTACATAATCCTGATCGTATTTCAGACACCATTCTTCGAGCAGTTCTAAGATGCAGTTCATTTCTTCTTCGGCGTCTTTCTTTATTTCTTCGTCCATTTCTTTGTTCACCTCCTTAGATCGGTCCTGCCTGCAGGATGTAAATAATCACAGCCATCACCGCATTTAACATCATGCTGGCAACCGTTACTGTGACCAGTCCTCTTGCAGCATTGTCTCTTTCTTTTCTTTTGCGCTGGATCTTTCGTTTCTCCCGCTTGTGATCCGCTTCCGGAAAATTTCTCCGCTCGATCGGGATCAGTGACAGTTCCGGCACTGTCGGTAATTTAATCTCTTCCATGCTTGTCTTTCCTTTCTACCGCTTACGCGGTTTTCTCTTTTCGTATTAATGCTTCTCTGATAATCCGACTGCATGCGTCTATACTGCTTTGGATCTCTTCTTTTGTACGGTTTACATAACTGTCGTCATGCACTCGGATTGTTGCACCTCTTATATGGATTTCTTCAACAATCACGTTCTTCACCTCCTGTTTATGTTTATGTATTACGGGTTGTACGTGTTGCGTTGTCCCCTAAAATCTCCTATACTGTTAATACAGGACACTGCCATGTCCGAGTATTAAAGAAAGGAGAGCAAACATATGTATGATGTTTATTTTTCATATTTCGATGGAAATGATCACTTGTGCACGAATATAGATAAAATCGAAATTCCTACTTCATCCGGAATAAGAACATATTCGGGCGATGAAATTGCATCTCAGCATTTTAGGATTCATTCAGAGATTTACCTGTATAGTTCTAGTACAAGCTACACAATTTCTACAACTGGGTTAAAAGCCATCGAAATCAGAAAGAAATAATCTTTCTATACTAGAACCTCTATACTAATTTCTGTATGGGGGTGCTCTTTCTTTAATTCTTCTGCTTTCTTCAAAACATCACTAACATCGTCCATCCTTGTTATGTGAAAAATTATTTTTATTCTCATTATTACCTTCACCTCCTCTTCTGCTTCAAAGTCATGTTTATCGAACACCTTTCCTGTTACACTACTCTAGGAAGTACTCAATAGATACTCCGAAGTAGTCGGCGAGGATTTTGAGTTTGTCAGTTTTTACGTTACTCCGTCCGCGTTTCCAATCAGATAAAACTGATTGAGATATTCCTGTATCTTTTGATACCTGATACGCTGTCTTGTTGGTTTTATCCAATAATTCAGCAAATTTTTCGTACACTTTTGCA